TTAAAGCCAGTCGCAAAGATTCCTTCAAAAGGAATGTTCCTCCCTTGTAGGTACGCATGAAAGCCCATTGCACCGAGTCCGAGACTTCTCTCTCTATATGCCGAATACGCAGACTTAGTAAATCCTTCTTTACCTTCTCTAACATATTTCTGAAATCTTTTAAAGTTTGCACTATATTCTCCTAACTGTGTTGTATCTATTGCGTTGTCAATGTAGTGCTGTAATACATTGTCAAGCATGGTTATTAAATCTTGTATGAAGTTATCATCCTTTGACCAAGTATCAAAGTGTTCTAAGTTTACAGAAGATAAACAACATACTGCTGTTCGTTCTTCGTCTGTTGGTAGAGTAATCTCTGAACACAGGTTACTCTGTCTAATCTTAAGACCTAAATCTTTCTGTGCTTTAGGTAGATATTTATTACAGGTATCTATATTAATCATATAGGGTTCACCTGTCTCTGCTCTAGCATGAATGATTTGCCACCATAAATCTCTAGCGTTTATTATCTTAACAGCTTCGTTACTCTTAGGGTCAATCAATCTCCAGTCATCATCTTTCTCTACTGCTTCAAGGAAAGCGTCTGTAATATTAACTCCGTTATGTATGTTAAGATTCTTTCTGTTTATATCTCCACCGGATTCTTTTCTCATGTTGATGAACTCTTCAATCTCTGGATGACTGATGTCCATGTAAGCCGCATAAGAACCACGTCTTGTTGTGCCTTGATTGAAGGCTAACATCTGTGAATCAACTACGTGCATGAAAGGAATGCTTCCAGTAGAACGACTGCCATGAGTAGTAGATATACCGTTACTTCTAATGTCTCCCCAATATCCACCGATACCACCACCCGAACTTGCCAACCATATATTCTCATCGTAATGAGCTGATAAACCACCCCTGCTATCAGGAACATAATTAAGAAAGCAACTGATAGGAAGCCCACGAGTTGTTCCTCCGTTACTAAGTATAGGAGTGCTAAACATGAACCACCTTTGGGAACTGTAGTTATAAAGTCTTTGAGCCAACTCAAAATCTGTTTCACCTTTGAAGGTTGCTCCGAATACGGAGGCTCTTGCGAATGCTTCTTGTGCATGTGTTTCATTCTCCCAAAGATACCTATCCTTTAATGTATCAAGACTAAACTTATCAAATGTTTTTTCTCTGTCGTAATCTATTTCAATTCCTAAGTAAGGCTTAGTCCCTATCTTATCTTCAATCATTTTGTTCTTCCTTGCTGTTTACGTATAAAGCTATTATAGCATAGTGTACTATCTTCATAAGGTCTTGGTTAGATTTACCATTCTTTTTACCAAACCTCATAGCGTATTTCATAATGTTACCAATACAAAATCCTTCTCCATATCCGGAATCAATTATCATATCTGTTGCTTGGTACTTACCATTAGCATAGTGTTGGTCGTATGTATTACCTATGTACGCTTTGACTTCGTTTAAAATTTTATCTTCGTTAAATTTATAGTTCATCGTTTCTCCAATCATCCGGTAGTGTATCTTCACTATACCATCTAAAATTATTTGTCTCTGACCATTCAGCATGAGTTCTTTTTGTTCCGTCTTTTCTTTTCTTAGCTTGAGGCATTGGAGAGAAAGGCTTCTGAAATAAGAAGACTAACTCATAGTCTTTAGGTAAAGCTTCTCTAACATGTATGTACTTACTATACTCTGCATAGTCCCAGAACCTACCTTTAGCTTCTAGTAAAATTGTTTTACCATCTATAACCTTTACAAAATCAGGTTCGTATTTATGTTTAACAACATAGTTAATGTTATCCCAATGATGTTTCCATTCTTGTAATACAGTTTCATGTAGCGTTGCTTCCCATAAACTGTCATACCCTTTAGGTACATTTACTTTCTTTGGTCTAGGTTTTCTTGGTACTCTTCTAACCACTTAACTCTTCCAAATGAAAGTTAGGATTTTGTTTTACTTTCTTATAGAACCATCTAAGACTATAAGCACTTAACATAAATCTATTGTTAGCAAAGATATGTGTTTGCTCTGGTAGAAACTCATGTAAGTTTTTCTTGTTAATCTTACTGGCGTCTTCTCCTTCTGGAGTCATGCTTTGAATCCATCCTATAAGTAATCCTTCAGCCTTACGTCTTAATAGTTTTGATTTCTTACCACTCATATTTGTGTTACCTCTATAACATTAGGAACTTTAGGTACTTGAGTTAAGTATCTATACCCTGTTGAATATTTAAATACTCTTAACCCTTTACCATCGTTAGCATCTTTATGACAATCATGTTTAAACCTACACCAAGTACAACCCCTTGCAAGTTTCATGTTACCAGACTTACCATCTGGTTCATCATCATAACACTTATCAGGTGGTGTTGCTAACTTAACAGCCTTTTTAATATCAGTTATTTTCTTTTTAATATTAGGCTTATCAAAGTTATCAGGCTTGAACATAGCTAACTCTCCTGACTCTTTATTAAGAGCAAGGAAACCACCATGAGTAGTTCCTTCTGCTGATTCATACCCTGCTAGTTGAGCCATATATCCGAATGGGTCATCCTCTGCTAGAGTACCGTCTTTAAATTTCTTAAAGGCATAGTTAGAAGCAGTCTTAACATCAACAACTTCTCCATCAATAACACAGTCCATGTGTCCTTTGATTCCAGATACTGTTATCTCTTTCTGTTCACTAGTAACTGTATGTCCAGATAACTTAACAAGAAATAAAACTATCTCTTCAAGTAAGTGTCCATACAAGAACTTAATAAATGTAGGTGGAGATATGACTTCTGTATTATCAGAATCAGAGTTCATCTCATACCATAATTGTCTAGGTTGTTTACCTATGTTAGACATTCTTAGTGAAGGTTTACCACGTGGACTAGGGTGTGACCAAGAGTAGAGAATCTCTTTCATTGACTCTCCAAACTTCTCTATGGAGTCCTCATCTATGTTAAGATGTTCTCCTTTTCCTAATGCCGACAATTCATTATATATATCTTCTACTAATGTGTCAAGTGTTTTCTTATTTTTTTTCATCTTCAGTTTCCTTAAATGCTTTTATAACATCTGATGAGAATAGTTTTTGAAGATTAACTAAGAACATTCTACTAGCGTTATGGTCTCCACCACATACAGTTTTAAAACTATCAAGGTCATCAACAATAGTTCTAAGTACATCTGTTTTAAATACAAGAGTACAGAACTCGTTGTCTCCTACACATAGGTTATGAAACCAATAGTCTGATTCGGTTGCTCTAATTCCTGATGGTTTATTCCAAGACTCATACTCTATACATATGTTTCCTGTCTTCATCCACATACCTTTCTCTGATTTAACTTCTATCTTCTTACCAGTTAGCATGTCCTTTATTTTATCTTCTCTTATCTCTCCGTACTCTAAGTCAATGTCAAACTTCTTTCTATCTTCTTTAGTGGGTTTCACTCCAGTCTCCTCCTATCTTGTATTCGCCATCCAAAGGACAACGAAGATTAAAATGTGTTCCTGCTTTTACTATACTATCTACAGCTAATTGTCCTACCTTATCAGCATGACACTTAGGAACTTCTATCTGCCATTCATCATGTATGTTAGCTACGAATTTATATTCCATGTTATTTAATTGTAGCAACTCATCTAGTATAACTAATCCTTGCTTCATTACAATAGCACCTGCACCTTGTAGCAAAGTGTTCAATGCTGAATGTTGATTACGAACATACAGCTTCCTACCGTCTAGTCCTTTGAGATAATTTTTTGCTGAAGCTCTTTGTACTCTGTCTCTAAGAGACTTAAATGTAGGCTTATTATCAAAGAAATATTGTCTAGCTCTCTTACCATCTGATGTACTTCCTCCGACCACGCTTCCAAGTTTTTCATCTCCTGCTCCGTACATAAGTGCATAGATGAATGTCTTTGCCTTATCTCTTGATTCAAGCTTTGCAAGTTTTTGATTAGCGGTGTGTATGTCTCCATTGAGAATTTCATTTGTGTACTCCTCGTCATTCATGTAGTGAGCTAACATTCTAATCTCAAGACCAGAAGCATCAACTCCGATTAAAACATTACCTTCTTCTACAGTCCAACATGCTCTACATTCCTTACCATAAGGACTATAGACTGCCGGTACTTGTGCCATGTTAGGATTCCTGTGTGTCATTCTTCCTGTGATAGCACCATTAGGTATTACAAAGCCATGTACTCTTCCATCTTCTTGTACTCCTTCAACCCAAGAATCAACTTGAGCTATACGCTTTTGGAGTAGTAAGAAGTCTGCTATAAGTTTAGCTTCGTGTATGTGTGTGATTGCTGATAGGGTTTTCTCATCTACTATCGGCTGACCTGTAGGTGTAAACCTTTCAGGCTTCCAACCAAAGTCAATAAGATATTCTCCTATCTGTTTACGACTACCAAGATTAAAGTCTTGTAGTGTCTGTCTCATAAAGGGTTCAAAGTTATTTGTATCTAAACATCTTTGATACTCGTCATCTGTAAGTCCACGTTTAGATAAGTCTCCATCTTTCTTGATGTAAGGCTTAACTAACTTATCGTCTACCCACTTAGGTTTGAATGTATTATGAACCTCATCTTCAATGGCTTGTTTCTTTTCTCTAAGTTCAGCAAGTAATAACAAAGCTGACTGCATGTTAAACTTAAAACCATTTACTTCTTGTTGTTTCATTATCCTAGCTACGCCTTGTTCAATAGCTATACATTGTTTAGAGAATCCTCTGCTTTCCTCTCTAAGTTTCTTTAATACTACAGCGTTGAGTTGTACATCTCTAACACAATAGTCCAACATCTCTTTAGAATAATTAAGATAGTCTGAAAAATCTATCTTATGATATCCTAATTTATAACCCCACTTCTCAAGGCTATGACCACCTTCTCTGTTAGGGTTAAACAGTCTTGATAGTACAAGAGTATCAATGACTGGTATCTTTGACAAGTCAACACCACCGAACTTCTCTACCACAGGTATGTCAAACCCAATGATGTTGTGACCTATTAAAGTATCTGCATTAGCTAACATGTCATAACCTTCTTTCAATTTATCTGGAGGGAATTTATATATCTCTCCAGAATCCATATCTTGAGCAACGATACAATGTACCAGAGTTGCTTTTAGGTCATCTGTTTCTATGTCAAATACTAAGTCCATTAAAATGCCTCGTCAAGACTAGCGTCAAAGGTTATATCTTCATCTGATATTTCAGATAGCCTACCAGTTTCTGCATCATATATAACTCTACATGCCATGCCTACATCTCCTGTGTACCTAGACTTTAAGATACGAAGCCTTGTAGTTCTTGCTTCATCCTCATCATCTGATTGTTGATTACGTTCTAAGGCTATCACACAATCACTAAGCTGTCCAATACTATTAGAACCTCTTAGATGAGATAGTGATACTTCAATACCGTTCTCATGTCCTTTGTTACCATCAACTCTACGTAAGTGTGAAACCAAAATGATTCCTGCACCTGTCTCTTCTACCAAACTTCTAAGTCTAGTCATGATAGTATCAATGGCTCGTCTTTCATCTCCTTCATGTACTGCACTAACTAACATGTGTAAATGGTCAACGACCACCCACTTGCAGTCACATCCAATAATCAT